GCGGGGACATTCTCGTATCTGGTGATTCTGTTTTTGAAGTTCATATTGCGTCCTCTTTCTCCACGTTATACATTATGACGCGCCGCGTCCAACCCTGAATGGTAAAATCGTCTTGGGCCGCTAATTTACCTATCTGCTGCCCGATTTCGGGGGTGATCCTAAAGAAAACGGGCATCTCCTTGGACTTCTTACTCAGCTTCACGCGGGACCTCCATGCAAATACGTCTCCATCATCTGGGCTAGTCTTCTCCATCCATCCACGAATGATCGTCGCTGGGCTGGTCTTCGCCTTCAAGGCAAGTCGGCTGAGGCGCGATGTGTAGATTTGTGGGATATGAGCGCACACTAGCATACTCTGAGACGTATTCTCGGACATTCTTACTTTCGACATAATTGCTACTCTGCTTCATGGCCTTGACGACCATGTCTACCAGACTGCCTTTGGTATCTGGAAGGGGGATCAGGTACTCGAACCTTTCCCATAATCGGTGAATATCTGGATCCAGGAGGTCGGTCGACCAGGAAGCGGTCGCAGGGTAGGAGGCTCCAGACTCGAAAGGCCCTCCGGCTGCACACGGGCAGGCGAAAGCGACGGTCGCGGATCCGGCGATCTCGTCACCATCGAATCCTTCGAGCTTATTGGCTGCTAGATAATTATAGGCTAGGACGTCCCAGCGCATGGCCCACTTTCCGCTGGGCACTTTTTGCAGGGCTATGGTGCCGCTGCCCCCACATCTTCCGCAGTCTTGGTACGTCATGGAAACACCATAGCAGTAAATGAACCGCGAGTCAAGTCAAATCGTCGCCGAAGGCCAAAAAAAACGAAATAATTCCCGCTAGCAGGCCGACCGTCTTCGAAAGAATGTCGTCGGCGGCCACGCTCATGAATAGAAGCACCAATCCTGGTAGGATCGTCCACTCCCATCCGGGTAAGCCTTTCCTCATATTCCCGGCGGGCGCTGGATCCTACCCAGAAACCCGCTCAGAACAACGAGCGCATCAGTCTGGGCGTCCACTTTCTGGTTCAGTTGCTCAATCTGGATGTGGGTCGCCCTCGCGCCAAGCTTCAAAAACTTGATGTCTTTTTTGGTTACGCCGCATTCCTGGTATTTAACCTTTTCGAACTTTTCCGTGTATTTGAAAATCCACCCTGAAATATAGAATACAGCAAAAAAAAGTAGAACTAGGAAAGTGTAGTAGAACTTATCTTGTTTTAACATAATAACAGTATGCTCCGAGCACTTGCCCTGGGCTTGCGATTAGGCAAACCTCTCCCCTACCCAGCAAGCAAAGAAAATTAAGCTCACCCGGAGAGGAGAATTTGCCATCACCGGCCGTGCCGAGATTAGGCTTCCCGTTTCCCTGGGTTGCAGGCGGGAATAGCAGACTGCTTGGCTCAACTTAGCCATCGATGCGTCCTTCTGCTTACCTCTGACGCTGCCCCTGATCGCTACCACAGTGGGGCGCACTGTTTTAGGTCTGCTGCCGTAGTACGACCGGACCTAAAGTGGCCGAGTGGTCATTGCCTCGCTCGGTCTGGTGGGGATCATAGCAGACGTTTTCGGCCAATGCAACCAAATCGGGGGTAAATCGTAAAAAAAAATGAAAAAAATCGAAAACAGCCAATTTTCGCTTGACACGCCCGTCTTAATCTGCTAGGTTAGTAGGGATGCATGACAACAAGATCGTCGTATGTGATAGTGAAGAGGCTTGGCTGAAGGAGCGTTTCCAGGGCGTGGGCGGTTCAGATGCCGCCACAGTCATGGGGGCTAATAAGTGGAACTCGACATATTCCCTTTGGGCGCTCAGGACCGGCCTGACGACCGACGACTCGGAGCAATCCGAGCCAGCCTTCTGGGGCACCCTCATGGAAGCCCCGATCCGGGATCATTTCCGCCGCTGCTATGAGATCGAGGTGGTCGAAGACGAGTCCTTTTCTATGCGACTGGACCCAGAGCACGACTTCCTCCGCGCCAGCCTGGACGGATTGATCCCGCCAAACCAGGACATGTCCAAGCTGCCATTCGAGGTTGACTCGTCAGCCTGGGGTGTGTATGAAGGAAAGACAGCATCGCAATACATGACAGAGTATTGGGTCGATGGGCCGCCGTCAAACTACTACTACCAGGTTCAGCATTACATGATGGTTACGGGTGCCGGGTATGCGATCATATCCACACTCTTTGGAGGGAACCATTACGAAGTGTACCTGGTCAAGAAGGACGAAGGCGTGATCGAAATCATGCGGGAGGCCGAGCTTGATTTCTGGCGGCGCATCCAGGAGAAGGACTCCCCGGAGGTCGACGGCCACACAGAGACGACGAGCACCCTGAACAGCATCTACGACCCAGATCCGGAGAACGAGATTAACTTCACTGATGAGGCGGGGCAATGGGATGATAGAATCCAGGTGTTGAAGGGGGTTATAGCCGAATCGACGGACGAGAAGAAAAAACTCGAAAACCAGTTGCGTTCGGAGTTGGGACATGCTACAGTGGGTTACTTACCAAGTGGGAAGCACAAGTGGACGTATAAGGCGTCCAAAAAGCGGAGCGGCGAAATAACGCGCACGCTCAGGAGATCGAGAGCATAGATGGCATTTGACATGAAGCAAGCGAGTGATTTTATTGGCGAAGCGATGGCCAGCGGGTTTGCCCGTGGTTGGTATGTGGACCTGCGTTACGAGAAGGATGACTTCCGTCGGACGTCTGGCTCCAACCCGACCATTGAGCATATCCCTGCCGACGGCGACCGAGGCAAGTTCATGGGGGCGTATTCAATCGTAACCCTTTCGACTGGCTTCGTGGGCATTGAGTACATGCCCGCCGAGGACATCGAGAAAGCCAAGAAGCAGAGCAAGCGTAATGGCCCCGGCTCACCATGGTCGACATGGTTCGGTGAAATGGCCAAAAAGTGCGTGGTGAAACGCCACGCTAAAAGATTCCTTCCCAGCGGAGAACAGTTCGATAAGTTCCGCCGCATGGTGGAGGACGATAACGAGGAGTACCGTGAAGGCGCCCCTCAACAGGCTCCTGGGAACAGCGAGAAGTACATCTCTGGCCACCGACGGGTGGAACTGTGGAATGCGACGAAAGCCAAGTTTGGCGACGACGAAGAAGCAGCAGCGGTTGGACTCAGAGCGTTGTTTGAGGAGAATTCAGTAGAAGACAAGACGAAGATCACCCCGGTGCAGTTCACCGCGATGATGAAGACTCTAACGGAATAAGGAAAATAAATGTCCAGAAATGAAGCAAATCTAGATGGTAATCTAGGCAAAGACCCCGATGTTAGAACGACTGCTAACGGTAAGAAGTTCGCGAGATTCTCGCTGGCTACTTCCCGCAAGTGGAAAGATAAGGACGGGGAACAGCAAGAGTCGACGGAATGGCACAACATTGTTTGTTGGGGCTGGTCCGCCGACGTCGCCGAGACGTTGAGGAAAGGTGACCGCGCATTGGTCACTGGACGGATTCAGAACAGGAAGTATGAGAAGGACGGTCAGGATTGTTACATCACCGAAATTAACTGCTTCACGTTAGGAACGGTTCCGCGTACTGAGCGTAACGATAGTTACAACGATGTCGCGCCTGAACCTAAGGGCGATATACCTTTCTAAAATGATCTGCCCTAAGTGCAGTGAAAATCGTACTCAGAGAGATTTCGTCGGTGGAGATAAGGTTTGTATACCTTGCAACACTGGCGAACTCTCGAAGTACGATATGAGTTCAGAAGCTCGTAGGGTCCTTAATTCTGTAACAAGAGTTAATGACACAGAGAATATATCGACAGATAAGGCTTTTTTCAAGTTTGGCGGCGAGATGCTTTTAGTGCTAAAGATAGTATCAGGCGCTATAGACACCTTGCTTGAGAAACCGAAAAACGATATAGAAGAAATCTACGAGTGGCTGAATGACTGGGATTGGGTCGCTGAGAGCGACCCCGGTCGAGACTGGAGTTTCGACTGGTGTGTGGGTATGCTTGCGCTGACGCGGGCGCGATATGATGCAGGCAAACTTAGAGAGAGGGTGCAGGCTAATGCCTACGACTACAACAAAGTTTGCGAGATGAAGGAAAGAGCCATACGAGGGTTGGCCAGTCAGAAGGGGGCCGTCTTATGGAACGATGGCAAACTGGAAGGAAGAGAAGCTTGACGACTACTCCGTAATTGGGGTAGACGTTGGAAGTACGGCAACGGGCTTCTGTCGAATTCGGCAGGGGCTCGTTGCTACACATCAGATTAGGCCCAAGGGCGATCTACTCGAAAGGTGCATCGCTATCAGGGCTGAGTTGCGCCTGCTGCTTGCCGGTTCCGGCAAGGTCGACATCATTTGTGTAGAAAAGCCCTATTCTATGGGCATGAAGGCCGCCAAGGCCCTCGCCGCTGCATCGATATTCATCGAAGAGGCGATCTACCAAGAACTCCTCACCGACAAGATGGTCATGGTCCCGCCTGCTGTGTGGCAGAAGTACGTGCGCGATAATGTGCCTGGGCTAGACCTGAAGAACCCTGGCCGCATCAAGGGCAAGACCAAGAAGGTCCTCCACACGGCCCTTTCCGCATCTGTGGCTCCTGGCATATCGACAGACGAGTCGGACGCTTACTGGCTGGCCAGGTATGGTTACGACCTCAAAGGAAAAGAGGGTGCAAACTAAAAAAGATGATAACTCGTCATGGTCGCTGATTGGCGGCGAATGGCCGACAGATATTGAGGGTGCGTCCGGGGAGAAGCGTTTAGCCTACGGGCTTTTGCGCGGAGCCATAGAAACGCTGGTTTTAAGGAAGGATGGGTATCTGAGGCACCCAGACATAGAGGGGCTTTCTATAACCGACGACTACTGGAATGCACGAGGGTGGATAATGAGCGATGACTTTGAGACGGAGAACATGGAGATAAGGGGAGTTTGTAAGTCCGTTGGGATCGAGCTTGAAGGACTTAGGGGGTTAATAAGATCAGCAAAGCTATGAGATATGGGTTTAAGGAGTGGGTTAAACATCAGCCGTGTGAAAACTGCGGCGCATATGGTTGCGACCCTGACCACAACCCCACGCGGGGTAGTCGCGCCAACCTGGACCACGATCTGGTGATACCGCTGTGCCGGGAGTGCCACTCGCTAAAGGGTAACGTCGGCGACAAGACATTCGCGAGGGATTGCTTAAAAAGGGATTACCAGGACATCATCTTTAGACTGTTCGGTAGTTATGCATTTGACGTCATGCAAGGGAAATTAAAGAAGTGGTAACAGATACGTGGTACGACACCGTTGACCAATTGGAAAACCTAGACGAGATTTATTCTGTGGCGACGGAGGCCAAGCAGGCCCGGTCGGCGTGCGACTGGATCCTGGGTGAGCTTGCTATCAAGGCAACGCGGGCGGACGTCAGTGACGGCGCGACCACGAGCCTGAAACACTTCGCCGGGTCCGTCAACGAATCATATGGTAAGATTAAAGACGCCGCGATGGTAGTTAAGAACGTTAGCCGTGAGATGCGCAGCGAGTTCCTGACGTTAGATTATGGGCACTGGCGCGAGATAGTTAAGCGCTGCTCTAGCGGGCAGGACATCCGTTTCTGGGCCGAAAAGGCTGAGGACGAAGGGCTTACGGTCGGCAAGCTACGCGAGCAGCTTACCGGCGAGAAGGAAGTCAGTTACGAATCGATCATGAAGAGGATCTGCAAAGATCTGGCTGTGATCAGCGGTAATATAAGCACCGCCGAAAAGGAAGACTTAGGAGGAATGGGTGGACTTGAAGAAGCAATCAGAGCTTTTAGAAGCGCTAGAGAAGCTGTCGGCGGCTTGTGAGCTAGTGGTCAAGGCGGATGCGTCTATGGGGGCCTTAAGAGCTAGGCTCGATAAGGCGTCGGCTGTTCAGGAGGTGATGTTTAACGCGCTTGCTGAACGACTGGACACACTGGAGCTAGGCTTGGTCGCGACACAGAACGCGATCAATGAGGACAGGGAGACGATCAATCTGTATGGTGAAGCATTAACGTTGTTGGACGCGAGGGTGTCACAGTTAGAGATTGACTCCAGTGGCGTACTACCTAACTGATTACTCGTACCCTAGCGCGCATTTCGCATTGTCAAGGTATTACGGGTTGCTGCTTTCGTTTCGGTCGCCGACAAGATCTATGCCCATGGATCCGGACGACCTGATAAGCGGCACTAAGATGAGCCAGGATTCTGATACGTTGATCGAGCTTCAGGACCTAGGGCTGGTCATGAAACTCCTGACGGAGTTAGAACGAGAGGTGCTGAAAGTGGAGTACACGCTGCCGACTCTTCCGATAGATGGAGTGGTCGACGGTAAGAACAAGTGCTACGCTGTCTTTCTATTGTGCGGGGAGAAGGTTAACGGCGGGACGTACCTGAGGGTAGCCCGTGAGGCTAGCGGGAAAGTGAGAAAGGAGCTAGAACGAAGAAGATGGATACCGATAGGGAAGACATTCAAGAAGCAGAACCCGGACTCGCTGATGAGGTATGCCCGGAAGTCCTCAAGGGGCTCACGGAGATCTCGTGTTATGCTAGGGCGGCGGGGAAAAAACAGCTAAAAAGATGGATTATGCACAGGGATTTTCCGGCGCTCCAGATGGACGGCTCCTGGTTCTCGTGCAGGGCCTGGATAGACCGCTGGTGGCTCGATCAGACGATCAGAATTGAGGATGATTAGGCCCGGAAACCAATTTGGCCCCCTAGAAGCCTGATTTGACCCCCCAGGGACCCGTATTGATATAGCAGGGTTTTTTGTATGCTAGGATTAGAGTGATAGGTAAAATTTTATGTCCGGAGGCCGCGCCTTCGCCTGCACCATCAAGGAATGGGTCTAGGTTGCTGGATCTCCGGGCGCCTTTTTTGTGATCCCCCCACACGAGGGTGTTAGTGGAATCTCCATAAACATCCCGTGTCAGTTGCAAACAAGCATCACCATTATCATCCGGCGGTCACTGGATGACGGGTTGACTTGTCAACCTGCTTATTTTGCAGCTATGCCGGACACCGCTCAAGGTGATGCCATCTCTGACCGAGATGGGGTAGTTCGGCTCTTTTTTAAGGAGTTTGTTTTTTGAGTGGCAAGAAAAAGCTTGGTCGACCAATAACCCCAGAGATTATAGCTGATGCCCAAGAAATAGGCAGCTATCTGGCGGCCGGTTACAAGCCCAGGGACATCAGGACCAAGATGAACCTGACGAAGCGCCAGTGGACCTGGCGAATGCGTCACCTAAGGCAGAACTCCAACGACGCCATGGACGTGTGGACGCACCACTCGGCCAAGACGGACGTCAGATATCGACAACTTGAGTCCATCAGGCAGCAGGCGCTCGCACAGCAGAAGCCCTCCCTTGATGTGGCACGGCGATGCATCTCCGATATGATGCGATTAGATCAACAACTTATTGAGGTCGGCCAGGAGCTTGGCGTGTACAAGAAGGTGCCCAAGCGGGTCGAACTCACGGTTACGAACCCGTCGCTCGACATACTGTATGACATTGACATCACGGATGCCGAGATTGACGACGGCGATACGCCGGTCCTGCGCGGTCCAGGAAAGGTGCTCCACTAAAAATGAGCATTGACAACACCCAGCACTGGGCGACAGCGCGAGGACACGGGGGGTTTTAGATGCCCCTTCAGGTTAAAAGAGACGGCACCGATACGGTTTGGTCCCAAGAGAATCTCGAAGAGCTTGCGCGCAGGATACCGCTTTGGCGTAAAGACCCGATCCTCTTTTGTAGGGAGGCTGTGGGGGTCACCCCCAGCAAGCAGCAAGAGCAGATGCTGCGATCTATCAGCGAATTTGACCCCAGCGCGGGGAAGTTCGGCACATCGATCAGGTCCGGTAAGGGCGTAGGTAAGAGCTTCGGCGCCGTCCTCGTCATGCTCTGGTTCCTGGTGTGCTTCCGCGACTCGCTCGTTCACGTAACGGCGACAAAAGAAAAAACAATTAAGACGGTCATATGGGGCGAGGCTGAGAAGTTGATCCGCAACTCCGCGTTCCTGTCTGCGTTCCTGGAGTGGCAAGCTACCACCATCCGGGTGCGCGGCGGTCCCGACCAGTGGCAGGCGTTCATGAACACTGCCAAAACCGTGGAGGCAATCCAGGGTGAGCACCGAGAGCACATGCTCGTTATATGCGACGAATCAAGCGGAATGCAGGACATGATCCTGGACGCGCTAATCAACGGCATGACCGAAGACCACAACTTAATGATGATGATTAGCAACCCGACCTTGTGTCATGGGTTCTTCTATGATTCACACAACGACAACGGGGACCAATGGGACAGGCTGCACTTTAGTGCAAGAGACAGCGAGCTTGTTTCGAAGGCGCATATTGCGCGACTGGAAAGGAAATGGGGAAGCACTTCCCCCAAGATAGCTATTGACGTAGATGGCGAATTCCCGGAGATGAGCGACTTCTCCCTATTCTCAGGCGCCTGGTTTGATACGGCGGCTGCGAAGGGGACATTCGGTGATGGCGCAGAGAAGGAGATGGGTGTTGACGTAGCTCGGTTTGGAGCCGACTTTACGAGTGTTGCCGTCAGGCAGGGCTCAGACCTAACCTTCCTTGAGCGCTGGCACGGTGCGGACATAACACATAGTTCTGGCGAGGTCGTACACATCCTGGCCAAAGACCCAGACATAAAGGTTCTCAAGGTTGATGAAATTGGCGTCGGAGGTGGCCTGCTCGATCTCCTTTACGAGATGCAGGACGACGGCAAGATCAGAGCCGATGTAGAAATCGGCGGAGTCAATGTTGCAGAATCAGCAGACGACGATGATGATTTCGTTATGCTGAGAGATCAATTGTGGTTCGAACTAGCTGACCGGCTAAGAGATGGAGCACTGGGAGTGAGCCCCGAAGTAGACGAAGAGCTATTCTCAATATTAAGAAGTGAATGCTTGCCGGTTGAGTATGCCTACAAGGCGGATGGCCGACGAAAGGTCGACTCTAAAGACGAGATGCGCAAGAAGATCGGTTCGTCGCCGGATTTAACCGACGCGGTACTTATCGCGTTCAGAGATCAAGAAGTTGGTGTCATCACAGTCGGATGAAATAGAAATCACAAAGGAGCAAATGTTTCTCTTGCGAGAAGCAATTGATGCCGTGAAGAAAAACGTCGACGAAGACCTGACTGATGCCGAGGCTCTAGAGTTCATGGCGTTCGATACGATGTGGTCCTTTGAGTGATTATGACCCATGGCGAGTGATCCGTGTTCTGCTTAAGGCTGGACACAGACCGAAGAACCTAGGGACCCTATATAGTCAACTAGGTGTGTCCGTGCAAGACATTCGCTATGCGAATTTCAAGCACTGGAAGTATGATGTTAAATCGACACCAGTACACGGGGTCCGGTGCAAGCTATGCCGACAACGAAGGCCGGTATACAAGCAGCAGCGGTGTGAGCCGTGCTACAGGGAAGACCAGAAGAAGGGCTACTCGGAGGGGGAGAGCCACTATTCATGGAAGGGCGGGAAGAGCAAGGACGCGAAGTTCGCAAACAAATCGCCGGAGTGTAAACGCTGGCGACGATGGGTTATGGAGCGTGATGGGCACAAATGCGTTATTTGCGGGGAGCGATTTCCACCGTTTGAAGTGGACCACATCATCCCGATAGCGGCACGGCCAGAGCTTAGATATTCAACTTGGAACGGTCGAACCCTTTGTGAGGTTTGCCATAAACGAACCCCGACCTTTGGGTTCGGTGCGCTAAGGGCGCGCAAACGAATGCGCAAGGGCGTAATATGTATCATGGAGGAGTTCGCGGATGAGTAACGTAGTCAGCATCAACAAGAAAACTGACGAGAGCAAGCGTAAGCTGGCAGACTACGTGTCCGAGAATTGCGACAACTGGGAGGCGTGCCTCATTATTGCACGCGATGATACTGGTGGATTACAAGTGGTTACATCCCATGAGGATGAGGTAGAGTTTATTGGAATGGTAGAGATTGCAAAAGCCATGTTAATTAGCGGGCTTGTACATGATTAAAGATCTACCAATTCTGTTCGACCATAACGGAGAACCGTTTTCGGCCTCCTATGAGGCTGACGAGGAACGGGGCATGAGCCTCGACGAACTATCCCAGATCTGGAGGACCGGGCAGGATCTCTCCTCTGCGAACGTCGTTGCTACAGCGCAGTCTGCTTTCGAACACCAGTCCTGGGTCTATGCTTGCGTTAACGCCCTAGCACGAACCATCGCACAGAATCCTCTCCGGGCTCGACGCCCTGGCGAAAAGAAGGTCGCTGAAAACCTCAGCCCTAAAGAGCAGCGCGCAATCGGCCTACTGAGCAGGCCGTCTGCTAGAAAAACCGGTTACGACCTCTGGTACGTGACCGAAGCAGCAGCGGATACCGCAGGCACAGCCTTCTGGTATCTAGAGGGCGCTGGCCCCAAGGGTCAACTACCCAAGCGCATCGTTCCTCTCAGCCCTGCGAAGATAACCATCATGACGAGCAACGACGGCTGGGACGTCGTGGGTTACGTTTACCGCAACCTTGACGGTTCGAAGATGAACATTCCGCCGTACCAGATCATCCAGATAGGCCCGCCGAACCCATACGACAACATCCAGGGTGTGGCTCCACTACAAGCCGCAATGAAAGCCGTGTCTACCGACATGAAGGCCGAGTCTTACAACGCCAAGTTTTTCGATAATGGTGCGCAACCAGGCGGTATATTATCCTCAAGGAAGACCCTTGGCAAGAGGCAGGCGGACGCGGTGCGCTCTGAGTTCGAGGGTCGGCACCGGGGGAACGCAGGTTCGCACAAGACGGCGATCCTGTCCGGGGAGTGGGACTATAAGCAACTGGGTTTAGGACAGAGAGAAATGGAGTTCCTCCAGCAGCGCAAGTTCTCAAGAGAACAGATCGGTGCTGTGTTTGGAGTTCCTGGCGTTCTGACGAACGACCCCAATAAATCTAACTATGCAACCGCTCACGTAGAGCTACGCATCTTCGCCGACACGAACTGGGTGCCGAAGATCCGCTACTACGAGGAAGTAATGAGAACTCAGTTCTTCGAGAGATTCGCTCCGGGGATTGAGGCATTCTTCGACCTTTCCGAGGCCCCAGGGCTTAGAGAAGACGTCTCAGACAAAATAGATCGCGCCATGAAGCTGAACCGCATGGGTGCCCCCTACAATGAAGCCAAAGAGTTTGTTGGCTTGGACTTAGAGGATGTGCCATGGGGCGAGTCATGGTGGGTAAACTCTTCGCTGGTCCCGGCTGATAAACAGATGGAACTAACGGATAAACAACTCGAAGAGGAACCTGAAGAGAAGGCCGAGCCAGAAGAGAACGACGTCCCGGCCCAGTTGTTAGACAAGGATCGCATGGCGTATTGGGACTCGATCAGAGCCCAGTTCACCGATGCGGAAGCATCGCTCAAGACGGTGTTTACGTCAGTCACGAACGAAAGGTTTATTGAAGAAACAGTGCAGGATGAATCACATCAATTCACTGAGCAAATTTTGGAAGGTTCGTGGAGCTTGGCCCTTAGGGCGTCGAGGTCCGTGTTCCTAGATTTGGGAATCGAGTATACAGACTCGATTGTGGATGCCATCGCCAAGCAGGCCATCGACTCTTCTCGATCACACGTTGAGAAGGTCGTAGGGAAGCTGCTTGATACGGATGGGATATCGAAAAAGCAATGCCTGAACCAAGCACGCCGGTTCTGCCGGGTCGTAAGTTTGGCAATCATCAACGAGGCTAGGTTCGCTAGCATGAGAGCGTTGGGTATCAGGAAACATGAATGGTTTATGTGCCGTGACCAAACGGAGGTTCGGCATGTTGCGCGTCACTTCATAGATGGTGAGCGCGTAGAGATAGGCAGTAGGTTTAGTATTGGTGCGGCTTCCCCGCACGAAGATAATGACGATGACTGTCGTTGTATTACAATGCCCGTAACGGGCTCAGGAGTTAAGCATGGATAAGTTTGAAGCGGGTTCTGCCTATAGGCACGTACCTGTAGAAACGGAAATTCGGCTCGTCAACAAAGAGGACCGTATATACGATTTCGTCGCCTCGACTAATTCGGAGGATCGTCACGGCACACGTTTGTTTGGCTGGAAGCTGGATAACTATGCGCGCAACAGCGTCATCCTCTGGAGCCACAACGGAGAAATCCCCCCAATCGGGCGCGCATTGCGCACTTGGGTTGACGGCGATGTGCTGAGAATTCGCATTCAGTTCCCGCCGGAGGGAGTGCATGAGCTTGCCGACACAGTCCGCAGGCTTGTGGAGGAAGATTACCTAAGGAGCGGGTCGGTTGGGTTCATCCCCGGCCGTGTCGTTTACCCTTGGGAGCGCGAACAAGACGAAGACAGCACGGACGACTCGATCCACCTTCTCGAAAATGAGTTGGTAGAGTACAGTCTAACCCCAGTGCCCTCGAACCCGGATGCGTTGCAACTGGCAATGAGCCGTGGAATTATCGGCAAGGAGGTCGAGGATTGCTTCGTTATAAACAAGCAGGTTGACGGATCGTCGTTTGACGATGCGCGTGAGGCGCTTACCCGTTGGCTGGAAACTGAACTGCCGGAGGAGACAGTGGACAAGAAACAAGAAGAAGTCGTTGAGACTGAGGAAGAGTTGGAGGAGCGGACGATCAGTGAGGAACTCTCTGAGGATCTGAGCACCTACCTTGTTGAGCGGGACGCGCTCATGACGCAGCTTAACGAGCTACAAGGCCTCGTTGACGGACACAAGGATGCCGATGTAGGTCTGCAAGCAGAGCTTAAGACAATCACCTCCGAGGTAGAGGAACTGGTGGCAGAGAACACCGACCTCAAGAGTACAATCCGCAGCCTCAATGGCAGAATCACAGATTTGGAAGAAGGCGCAACGTCTGCTAACGTATCGCGCCGACTGGCCGACCTTGAGCACAGAGCCAAGGCGGAAAAAGTTATCTCAGTCGAAGGGGTCGAAGAAGGTCTAGAAATTCCTTCGGATCTCTTTGACAAGATAGATCAGATACATCGCTCGTAAGAGCTTAGTCGTCGCTGGTCAATCAATAACATCACGAAACACATAGCATTCCCAAAAGGAGGGAACAATGGATAAAGTTACAAAGAGCGACGACCAGTGGACTGAACTACTGGGCAAGCTCGAAAAAATGCAGGAGGACACAAGCAGCGCTATCTCGGCTGCTGATGAGTCCACCAAAGAGGAGATGCGCTTCATGAAAGAAGCCCTCGACAGCACCGTCGAGCGCGTTGCGCACTTCGAAGACAAGATTAACAACCCTGACCAGCGTGAGTACTTCGGCAAGTACGACGTCTCGGAGACTAAGACCCAGCGTCAAGCGCTTTGCTCGTGGCTCCAGGATGCGTATCGTTCGCGGTTCTCGCCTTCTGGCCAGTATGATCTCAGCGAGTTCACTGCACAACGTGCGGTTCCGACTCAGACTGAAGGCTCGGCAACGGAAGGTGGCAACACCGTCCCGTCGCCCCTGGACACTGAGATCCACCGTATTCGTAATGCGGCGGGTGTTGCACGGCGTATTTGCCGGACGATCCCGATGACGAGTGACACTCTTGACCTGCCGACGATCACGACTGATCCTACAGTCGTCTTCGCTGGAGAAAACACCGAGCCTTCAAACGCTGGTGTTGTGTTCGGTCAAGAGCAGTTGGTCGCCAAGAAGCTTATCGCCCTCGACCAAATCTCTTCGGAGCTTGCGGAAGATTCGGCGGTTGAGCTTTTCAGCGTTCTGGTTGAACTCTTCGGCGAAGCGATTGCGCTCAAGGAAGACAATGAAATCTTCCAGGGCACAGGCTCTAACTTCTCCGGTCTTCTGTCTAAGTGCGGCGCTAGCGTCGTTCCCGCGACAGCATCTTTCGCTGGTATTGGATATGACGACATTGTCAATCTCATGCACTCGGTTGATGATAACCTTGTATTCGAAGGAACCTTCGTTTTCCATCCGGAAATCCTGAAGCAGCTTCGTTTGATCAAAGACGGTAATGACAACCCGATCTGGCAGCCCGGTATGACGGCTGCTGCTCCGGCAACGATTCTTGGGCGACCTTATGAACTCGCGAATCAGATGCCTGGTACGGACGGTTCTGCTGTCGATGCGGTCCTCTACGGAGTTCCGAGTCGTTATGGAATCATTGGCGACCGTCGCGGTCTTGATGTCAAGTTCTCTGAAGAGCATGGCTTCAACACAGATAGCCGGTATCTGCGCGTAATCGAGCGTTTGGCCTTCGTTGTTACGAAGACGACCGCTTTCGCGAAGATCACGACTTCCTAAACCCGACAAGAGGCGGCGGGGGGTTAAACCCCCGTCGTTTCTTTTCTTATCCGTGGTGGATTGATGGAAAAAAATGCTAATAAATTATACGGACCGGATCTTGAGGGCTCGAAGCTGGTTTCGCCCTGGCTACATGGTGAGGGGCTACAAAAGCCGAAAGTGCAAATCGTCAACTACGGAACGCAGCTTGGAGGAAAGCACACCGGATACGGTTACCTCATCCAAGCAACGCGACAACTGTTGCAGAGCGAAGAAAAAGCAAATCTAGCATTACACTGCTGTTCACCCTTTGGGGTGTTCTCCCAGCGAAACAAAACGAATGTCCTGTCTTCCATGTGGGAGTCGAAGGACCTGCCGATTCCGGCAGTGAATCGTTTTAGGACCATGGATGCCATATTCACTCCGTCTAAATGGTGTACCAAGGTTTTCAAAGAAATAGCCGACTGCCCCGTCCACACTGTGCCCCTGTGGGTCGACCCCACCGCGTGGCCTTATCACGAAAGAACCCTCCCAGAAGAGGGCAAGAAGTTCCGTTGGCTCTGGCTAGCGTCGGCCGATCCTAGAAAGGGTTGGCCTATAGTCGGCAAGATGTGGCAAGAACGCTTTGCCAACAACCCCAACGTAGAGCTTTATATGAAAACTAGTTCGGACTCCGGCAAGGAGCTTGATGTGGTTAATCATGGCAACACGATTATCGACAGGAGGTTCCTCCCAAGAGACGAACTACAAGAACTTTACAATTCCGCTCACGGGTTCCTTTATCCCTCTAGCGGTGAAGGGTTCGGATGGACATGCGCTGAGGCGCTTTCCACGGGCCTGCCTGTGGTGGGAACCAGTGTCACCGGGCACAAAGACTTCTTCGACGAGCGTTACGGCTATGTCGTTTCCACCAAGGGAGGAGTCGTCCCTGGCGACGAACCAACTACCGGCGGCTACGAGGGCTTCCACATCTATGTGCCAAGCTCCGAGAGCATGGGGGAAAGAATGAATCAGGTAATGAACTCCTATGATAAAGCCCTCAAACGGGCCAAGGCTGGGAGTGCTAACATCCAACAGAACTTCACGTTCGAGAAATATGTGGACGGCCTATACTCCGTCTTGGAGAAATATAAGTAATGGCCGTCGGCGAATACAATAGAATTGGTCGCATAGAACCAGGCACACCCACTACGGGGAAAACCGTCTCTGGTATCGAGGACGAAGACGGCGAAATTCTGGAAATTACGGTACGGAAGTGCGTACCGGGAGTTGCGGAAACCCAGGTCGCCTACACGGCGACAACTAGTAGTACCGAGGCAAAAGCCGCTAATAACGACAGGATAGTCCTGGTCGTACAGAACAACGGGGCAACAAACGTTTACTTTTCTTTTGCTGGCGCGGCTACGGTCGCGGCAGGCATTGTGCTGGAGCCAGGTGCGGTTCACGAAGAAGTCTGGTCTTGTAACGCATTAACAGTTATAGTTTCTTCAGGAACAGAAGAGCTAAGGATTAGGGAAGTTGCCAAGCAATCTGCGTAAAACATTAGCATTATTATGCATCCTAGGGATGCTCTCAGCCTCAGTTGTTGAGGCGCAAGGCATAAAAAGGCGGCCCAGGGAAGCGGGCGCTGGCCTGACGCTAACGGGTAATACCCTTAGCGTCGACGACGACGGGCACGACCATGCACTGGCAGCTACAGCCACGGCCCTGGCTGCCAACGGCGCCAACTGCGTGACCAGCACTGAGTTCGCTGTAGGTGTGGACGCTTCCGGCGTAGCTGAGTGCGAAGCCATTGCAGACGCGGACGTACCGGACACGATTACAATCGACAATTCCACCCTAGCTGCTACGGCTACGGTTGCTACGACCTCTACGGTTGACGCTATCGGCTCTGACACGACGGCGCACATACTTGTAGCGACTGACGCTTCGGGCAGCCTGAGCGTCGACACCGACCCAGGCATTACCTACGACGCTACCAACGATGACCTGACGGTTGTCGGTGATGTAGCTGCTGCGACCTTCAATAGCGGCACGCTGAGTGGGAACAACAGCGGCGATGACACTACGGATTACATCTCCGAGGTCGAACTCGACACCGAAGCGGAGCTTGAATCTCAACTGACCGATGTCACCAACGTGATGACCACCAACACTGGTGACTTCTCCAGTGCCAACCTGATGACCGCACTCAGCGATGAAGGCTCATCGAGCACCTACCTGAACGGCGGGGGCACCTGGGACGCACCGGCTCCTGCTGCTGATTCGCTGACATGGTTGCACGATGACTTCTCGCCCACCCTGGCTTCCAACGAAGGCATGGAGACAGACGAGTGCCAGATCGTTGCTACTGCAACGGGTGCTTGCGTCCTGTGCGAAGGCTCTGGCAAGGACGATGACGAACATCAGTTCTGCTTCCCTGACATAGATCCTACAGACACGACCTATAACATGCTGACCTCATACGACTACGGCACACCCGTCAACGTGGGTAACGCTTATGTCGCAACGCTACCTGGTATCGACTTCACGGGAGCGGACTTCAGCGTAGTGGGCACAGGTAAGGCTTGTCTAGGCGGTTCCGAGGCGGGTTCGTTCTGCACGGTCGATGGTGACTGCGCTGGTTCCCCTGCTGGCGTATGCACCGCAAGCAAGATGGCTACGATCAGCCTACACGCAAACGTACTGAAGACCACCTCTACTGATGTGATGCTAGAGAGCACGGATAACGTCATGGACGATGCGAAGCACATCTGCTTGGGCGCAGGGTCGGACGGTTGCCTAGAATCAAACGGAACCGACGTTGACGTAACGGGCGGGTTCGACATGAGCGCCGCGACGATTCAGATCCCGTCCAACTCAACACCATCCGTATCGGTGGTGGGTGAGATCGAAGTAGACAGTGATGACGGTACGCTCCACATCTACTCGGATGCCGAGCACAAGTACTACCCAGGTCGAGGCCGCCAAGTTTTTACTACTACAAACTGGATTTGGGGTGGTGACACCGTCCTTACAAACGGTAATGACATTTACCCGATGGTGAATGCAATCTGGAGTGGTTCTTCAGCTAATGAAACTTTCTCACAGCAGCTAGTAAAGGCTGGAATGGTTTGTCACGATTTGTATGTGGATACGCCTGGATGCACCTGGGACGGCACTACAGTCTTAACAGCCGGTTTTAGAGATGATGCTTCTACAGTTCTCTCTTGTACGATTAGCTCTGGCACCACATGTGATTCGGGAGTAAGCACTGCCACTGTGGTAAGCGGCAGTAAGATTAATTTCTTCCTTCAGTGCGATGGGGTGGACTGTCCTCCTGACGGAACCTACTGCAACCCCAATATGAATGTTATCTGTGACTTAGATTAAGATGATGGCTAAGGTCTTAACAATAGCAGCAGCCCTTCTACTCACGGCTACGATGGCTCACGCGGAGCGCGTTTCGCCTCCGTGGGGCTTCGAGTTCTGTGAGGCCCCTGTTGGGAACTCGGCGCACATCATGGGTTTGCCCTCTGAACAAGGGGACTGCGATCAAGACAACGGGGACTGCACTGGGTCCAGCGCCCCATACGCCTGTTGCACCGGCCTGGACACCGGCACCTGCGCGTGCTTGAGCGTTGAGGTGACGGGCGCACGACAAGACTGGTGCCAGTACGGCGCGGGTGCGCTTGACGCGGGGCACGACTGCGCTACCGACGCGGACTGCGAGTTGGAGTGTTGGAACGGATCACCGAACAACGACTGCTACATGCGGCTGTCTGCTACCAACCAGGACTCTGTGAACTGGGGCGTAGAAACGTTCACCGCAGCAGACTACACAGCGGTCCACTTCCTGTTCAAGATCGTAGACTGGAGATCCTATGCTTCGGGCGCATGGCCCTCTATCATACGGTTCTCGCAAGACGGTACTGGCCCCGGAACCAGCATACAAGCGGAACGCTCACTACTACCGAACGGATTCTCTGACAAGCGATGTAAAGCCGGGACCGACATAGGAACCAGTTGTACCACCGATTCAGATTGCAATAGCGGGTCTGGCGAATGCACAGACACCTACTCTCTAGCCGCGTACCACTTCTACGCAGGCAACGTCTGCTCTGGTGGTAACAACGACGGAATCAGTTGCACACCATGTACCGACGACTCGGACTGTGGAGTCGATGATGAGATCTGCGAGAACCCAGGCCCCCAAGGCGCTTGCGATAACATATGTGATGCGGACACTGCGGGTGAGCAATGGTGTGTGTCTGACTACATAGCGCGAACACCAGGCAACCTGTCAGCAGGCGAATGGGTAGAGGTGCTAATAGTCGAAGATGACACCGAGGGCACCGCTCAACAGACGCGAGTCACACTGACCGTCAACGGCATAGAGATGGGGTCTGGACTAGCGGACACTGGGCTTTGCCCAGGTAACTGCGACGGAGGGGGTCACTCTTGCAACTCGAATAGCGATTGTGTCAACTGCTCGCCCTCTGAGAACGAGTGTCAGGATCTCGTGAACAACAAACAGAACGGCATCTCCTTTGGCGCTCACGTGTCCGGCCCACTGCCGCTACTCGGCAGCAAGATGTACTTTGACTACGATGACATACTCGTGGACAACGCTTCCGACTCAGGCATGGCTGTTGTGCGCTTGGTAGACTTCGCACCTGACGGGATGTCTGCCGCGACGAACGCGGACAGCGACTTCGGTTGTACTGGTACATGCGGTAGCGGCAGCACGCTACACCTCACGGTTGACGAATGGGCTACGGCCACGACTCCAGACCACACCGACTTCATCGTAGGTGCTGCTGGCAGCGTGGAAGGCGAGCACCTTGAGTTGCAAGACCTCACGCTTACCACCAACGACGCTGCCGATCTGAACGACAACGCATCGATGCACCTGTACTCCTACGTCAAGGACAACTCGAACAAGGGCGCGGGCTCTGGCAAGAACACGGGCATCTGCGTCAGTAACAGCGTAGCTGAGGGAGATGACTGCACCGGGATGCGAGTGTTGCTGGGAACAGACCAAATCGACACGGTGAACACGGACGCTACGATCACTATCAACGAAACCGGACATGGCCTTGCCAACGGAGCCATCGTGTCGCTTCAGGGCGCTACTGCTTTCGGTGGGCTGTCAGCATCAGAACTGCAAGTCACCGGAGCGATGACGATTGTGAACGCCGACTCGTTCACACTAGAAGCGGACTCAACCGCGACTTCTACCACTTCAGGTGGTGGGTCTGTGGCCTACATCTCGTCCGGCTGGTTTGACGTATCGGATGAAGCGGACGCGACAGAGATCCTGGCCGTGGACCACCACGTATTGGATTACCCAGGTACCACGGGGTGGTCGGACAGTGACGTAGATTTGATAACACTTCGCCCCGCTACAGATGGCGCGTGCGAAGGCTCAAGCTGCAATGTTAACTTCACTGAGATGGGCGCGACTATAGATGTCGAGATGGACCCGGTTGTTCTGACCGGCGCGTTCGATGACGTGAACGGTGATGAAGTGAATACGCTCGTTCTGTTTGGTGACAGCACAGCGAACCAAGGATCGTTCCACGGCCTGCTGCTCTCCAACCTTGCAGCGTTCAACAACATCACGCTCTGCACGAGAGGCAGCACGACTCTGGGTAACTTCGAGACTAGTTTAACGCAGGCGCTTGATGGAACTATAGGCACCGACATGAACTGCCGCGTACGCAAAGGCAGCGCAGCCAACGCCGATTACGTCTGGATCATTGGTGGGTACAACACACTCGCGGGTGGCAACATCGCCAGCAGCAAGTACTGTGTCGGCGGCACAGATCATGGCCGCTGCTGTGATGATGACTGCACGGGCACCTCATTCGCATGTGCAGGCGGCGGGTCTTGCCAAGAGTACCCAGGCTACTGCCTGAGCGAAGGAGCGGACAACGGCTACCCCTGCCAACTGAACCGAACCAACGGTGGGTGGGCATTAGGTGGCGCGGATCTTGGTGACACATATTGTTTCAACAGCAACGCTACGAAAGACATCTTCCTGTCCACGACCGACGCTGCCACATGCGCGACCTGCTCTGCAGACGCTGACTGCGAAACGGTGATCCCGTGTGTAGCGGATGCCGATTGCCAAACAGAGGTTGCCTATGCAGACGCGACTTGCGTAGGCAGTGTTTGCATAGGCGAGTGTACTTCTGGCACCTGTGCTGTGTCCATTTCCCTACAAGCGTTCAACCGGGTTGACGCACCAGGCGCGCCGAACGGTGACTGGCTAATAGATGGTGAGTTGAATACCAACAGTTGCTCTGGATTGTGTGTCGGGTCGAACCCGATAGCAGAGGCCAAGCGCAGCGTTGATACAATCAGGTCGATTGCAGCGGCTAGAACCGGAGCGTCAGCCGTAGAGATCATTTGGGGCACTCAACCATCCGGTGACCTGGTGTACACCGGCAAGGGCGCAAACGCCTTCCGCGCCCACAACCAAGCCCAGCGACACCTTCAAGAATACATCTTGACCACAGCCCACGACAACGGGGACCACTTTATGTCCCACGAAGATGCGTTCCAGGCTTACGTCAGGGCAGGGACAGGCCCACGCGCTGACCTATTCAACGACGCGGTTCACTGGAGCCAAACCGGATACGACACTATCGTAGACCAGGCGGTTGCCTGTTTCGATAACGATGGCGTAACCGTACACGATGGAGTCTGCACTGCAAATGTCTGCTCCGCAGGTATTCGCCCACGACCATGCACCAACAATCTCGACTGCGCGACATGGAGTTGTGACTTCACGCCATAGGAGATATTGATGTTAACACTTTTATTCAATGTCGGAGAAGAATCAACCGAGTTAATCGACGCGAAGATAATCGTATTGGAAAACCTTACGGACTTCGTCTGCTCTGCGGGCAACACTCACAACGCGGCCCCTTGCGCGACCAACCTCGATTGCGCTACGTGGTCGTGTGACCAGACCAAATAGCGTGCGCGTTGAGAAGGTAAGATTTGAGAGTTGCTATTTTTGCGACGACGCTGTCCTAATTGGCGAAGACTACATCGAGATCCGCGAGGAAATGAACAAGCCGGAAGACCGCTCAGTGGTCGACCCGGAACTGGGCAACAAAGGCCCTATTAACATAAGGGGCATGATCGTGGGTAGACCCAGGGTCGTCATGCTCACTTCACATTTTATGCACAGAAAGTGCTGGTATCAATACAAATTACACGGGAGCAGGCCCAAGAGACATCGAGGCCAGCCCGTAGGAGAAAGAAATGGCAAGTCAACTGTACGAACTAGCTAGAGAGAAGTTCCTTGAGGGCGACATCGCTTGGAAGTCTGGCGGAGACAACTTCAAGCTCTACTTGATAGACGAGACGGACTACACGGTTAACTTCACGACCGACGAGTTCGCTGACGACATCGCGACGGGTGCGAAGGTGGCAACATCTGGCAACCTGTCGAGTTTAACGTCTACCTTGGGTGTCGCTGATGCTGCGGACGAGACATTCTCGTCAGTCACGGGTGACGCCTGTGACTCGATAGTCATCTGGAAGGATTCAGGAGTGCAGGCGACCTCGCCTCTGCTGGTATATCTCGATGACCCGGATGTTACCGGGCTCCCGATCACGCCGAACGGTGGAGATATTACGGTCCAGTGGAGCGGCACTGCTGACAAGATCTTTGTTCTAGGCCCAACCCAGGTTTAATCACCTGGAAAGGAGTAGCTAATGCCTTTTGCTGCGTGGGAAGCTGGCGGTTTACTGACCGCAGCTTCCGTCGTCAATGGAGAAACGCTGGGGACGGCCTCAGTAAGTGGCAACTCCGATATACAGGCGACATCAGTAGTAAACGCCGAGACTGTAGGTACGGCGACAGTCACGGCTGGTGCGGTAACAGCGCAGCCTGACTCAGTAGTAAATGGTGAAACCCTAGGTACGGCTTCTGTCTCTGCTAGTGCCTCGACCCAGCCCGATTCGGTCGTAAACAGTGAGACTTTAGGCACGGCGTCGGTTACGCCTGGTGCGGTAACGGCCGCGCCCGATTCGCTGATCAATAGCGAGACTCTAGGCACCGCAACAGTTACGGCTGGTGCGGTAACCGTCACTCCGGATTCGCTAGTAAATAGCGAAACCTTAGGGACGGCCACTGTAAACACCAGTGTTTCGACCCAGCCTAACTCGGTTGTAAACAGCGAGACGCTAGGCACAGCTTCGGTAGGTGCCAGCACTGCGACCCAGCCTGATTCGCTAGTCAACGGGGAAACCTTAGGGACAGCGACGGTAACGGCAGGCACTGTAACTGTCACGCCGAGTTCGCTGGTCAACAGCGAAACCCTGGGCACAGCCTCTGTCACTGCGGTGCAGACGCTGACGGCAACTCCTGTTGTAAACGCCGAGGTCTTAGGTACGGCGGCTGTCACTAGCAGCAGCACGGTAGAATCGAGCGCGGTTGTTAATAGCGAGACGCTAGGAACCGCGACAGTCGCGGCAGGCACGGTAACTGTTACAGCTAGCTCGCTGGTAAACAGCGAGACTCTAGGCACGGCTACTATAGTCACCGCGCAATCGGTGACGGCAACTTCGGTTGTTAATAGCGAGACTGTAGGTACGGCGGCAGTCACTTACGACGCAGGGGTGATTTGCTGGACACTTGGCGCGATGACCTTCTCAGGAATGACTTCAGGAACGATAAGTGTGTCAGAATTGGATGCGAGTTCGGTAATACTGACCGATTACGTCGCGGGCACGACTGAAAGGTCTGAGATGTCCAGCGGCGCTATGGCGTTGTCTGATATGACCGCAGGAGATATGATCTGTAATGGAAACTCATAAAGTCAAAGAGGCGTCAGCGGCGCAATACTCGGCCACCCTTGAGGATGAGGCGGGTGTAGCGATTGGCTCTGCTTCGATGACAACTTTAACATTAACGATTTTCGACGAGTCGTCGGACACAGCTATTGTAACCGATAGGGATGTTTTGAACGCCAACGGTGGAACGCTGAGTAGCGCAGGGGCCTTTGTCTACCTGTTCACGGCTGCCGATAATGCGATCCAGGGAACCTCTTCCATTGAGCCGCACATTGCGCTGTTCGAATGGACGTGGAGTTCTGGGACCAAGAGCGGCAACCACTCCGTCAAGCTACTTGTCGAGAATTTTAGGAAGGTGCCGTAATGGTTGAACTCTGTCAGTACAGCGATGTTTTGGATTACCCAGGCTTTGTTGACATGTCCCCCGAAAACATGGCGTGGATCGGCCGACTGATCAAGATGTTCTCCGGGCTGACCGAGACTCTGACCGGGCGCGACCTGGAAAAGAAAGCGCGGACGATACAGGTGTCGCTTGACTATGATACGTCGGCCATGCAGCTTAGAGCATACGGTCTTTCGACGTCGGCGATCACCTCGATCAACCAGGACAACGACAGGCTTTGGCCGTCGGGCAACGTGGTTGACTCGACTGATTACTACTTCGACACAGACACAGGGATCGTCCACAAGGATTACGGGACCTGGCGTACAGGCCGGGGCGTTATCCGGGTGATCTACGACGCAGGCATGGCTACGACCACAGAGGACGTCCCTGAGGACCTTAGATCGGCCGCAGTGATGCAGGTAGCCTCTTGGTGGCAACATCGCGATGAGCTAGGTCTAGAGCGCCGTGAGTTCGGTTCCTCACAAGTGAGCGTCCAGAAATCAGACACGCTTCTTCCCCAGGTAAGGGAGATCATCGAATATTACTCGATACCATAAGCTATGGCGATAGGCAAACGATTCTCGTTAACCACTGACTTCGGCCTTGCGCTGAAATTCCTGCATAGGGTTGCCAGGGGCGACGAAGTCATGCGCCAATTCGAGCGCAATGTCAGAGCCATCATGGACGACATCGCGGTCGAGGTCGAGGAAAGCCTTGACAATCCCTGGAAGAAGGGCTCGGCGGGCTTGGCTAGGCTCTATAAACGTAGTGGTAACCTTGCTGACAGCATCCGAGTCGAGGTCGAGGGGCCGTCGACGGGCTTGCATGGTCAGGTAGCGGCAGAGATCAACTTCGGGGACCAGGGCTGGAAAGCCAACCTAATGGAACTGGGCACCCGTAGCGCAGGCGGCATACTGGACGACATTACCCCAAAACAGAGTGACTTCCTCTGGATTCCCCAAGACGAGATCCTCGACGAGAGCGGATTTGCTACGTCGGCGCCGGGCGAGACGCCTACTGGGTTCACCTTCGCCAGGAAGCTGATCTTCGGACCCAACGCTGGCGGATTCTACGGCCGTCGACAGGGCTCTAGGGACTGGGTAAAACTTTGGCATTTAACAACGAGCGTGGCTATCCCACCGAGGCCCTTTTTGGCGCCAGCGGCGGAGAAGCTCAAAGGCTCGGCACAAACAGCTATGGCGAGAGCAGTCCGCGTAGCAATCAAGCAATAGGAGACGTGGAACGTGGCTGATACAAGCATGAGAGATAAGATCGTGACCCAGGTGTTGGCTGACTTGGCCGGTATTACAGTTGCCGCCGGGTACAACCACACGGTTCGTCTTGTCGAAGAGCTTAGGGATGCCATGCCTTCCTCGCCGACGACGCCGTGCATCTACTTCATTGAGGGCATAGAGCGCGCAAGCGAGACAGGGGCCATTGGGTTCTCGTCCAAGAAGCTTAACTTCGGCATCACCTTCGTGGTGCGCGACAACACTGAGCCTGGACAGACAGCCAGGAAGATGATCGAGGATGTGATCAAGGCAGTGAGCACGGAGTTCACCATTACGGACTCGGCCTCCAACGTCATCCCGATCCAGACAGCCGAACAGAGCAACATGTACATCTTCGAGAAAAGAACCGGCCTGATTCACGCGGGCATTGAGTTCAACGCTACATACAAACACGCTCTAGGGGATTCGACGAAAGCAGAAGTGTGAAGGTTTTTATTCCAGACTTTTGGACGGAGCAGAAGTGGGGTGTTGCCCGTGGGTATTACCACATCTTCCTGGAGTTCTCCAAGGGCCTAACCAAGTTAGGCGCCACTATTACCCACGACCCAGAAGAGGACGTGGATATCGACCTATACATATGCCCGCCCGCTGTGTACGAGCGCCGTCGATACGCTTCGGTCCTGTACACAATGTGGGAGAACGTACACATTGATCGCAACCACCTTGAGGGCTTTAAGGAAGCAACGCAAGTGGTCGTCCCTAGCCAGTTCTGCTTCGACCTCTTCCGACCTGAGAGTAAATGTGAGATGTCAATTGTCCCGCTAGGGATAGGCGAAGAGTTCACGTTCAAGAAAAGGAAGCCAAAGGGTAAGTTCCGTTGGCTGTTTGTTGGTTCTTCCAACTTCAGGAAAGGAACTGATGTAATCCACGATGTTTGGAAGCACTTGCTGAGTAATCAAACCATGGAGTTGTACATAAAGACAACTGGTGACGAGACTATTGAGCAAGGGATTTTCCAGATGGACAGCAACGTTATCGTAGACACTCGTAGAGTCGACCAATCTGACCTAGTCGACATCTACCACTCCGCTGATGCATTTCTGTTCCCAACTTCTGGAGAGGGCTTCGGCCTGACCCTGGCAGAGGCCATGTCTACTGGCCTTCCGTGTATCTGTACTGAGTACAGTGGCCATTTAGATTTCACGGACAAAGACTCGGTGTATTACATTGGGTTGGATCATGGCGGAGAACGGTTGGCTGCCAATGCAGCAGATCTCGCAAGAGAGATGAAGCACTTGGTGACTGACTATAGAAAGGCTTTGCTGAAAGGCAGAAAAGCTTCTAGAGCCGTATCCCGGCTGACGTGGGATAGCTCGTGTAGGGGGGTCTACAAAGTTTTAAGAAACACATGCTAGGAGGCATGACAAATGGCTGAATCAAGATCTAGAATAGTAAAATGCAGTGCGATCAAGGAAGACGTAAACGGCGACGGGAAAACTCCCGTTTGGGCCGACGACTCGTTCCTGCTCTACGACAACGGCTCGTTCGTTGACGTTGAGACGAATACGATTGATATCGTACCGCTGAAAGAAGCATACACACCTGTCAACAGTCTTATCGGACGACAGTTACAAAATTTCTCAGGAAAGAACTTCCTACAGGGCTCCGGCACAGCAGGAACCGCTCCTAACTACAAGGCGTTATTGACGGCTTGTGCTTTGAGCGAGACTGCCAGCGCTGGTTCGAGCGTCGAGTACGCTCCGCAATCGAGCAGCCTCAACTCGTCTAACATCGTTTCCGAACTCGATGGAATCGATTACGAGATGAACGGCTCGATGGGCTCCTTCACCATGTCCGGCTCTGCCGCGCAGGGTGTGGAAATCAACTGGGATCTTAAGGGGCTCTATACGGCTCCTACGACCGCTGCTGCGAAATCCGGCTTTGCCGCTGGCGCCAACCGTGCTGCAACTCTCAAGAGTGCTGCGCTGACCATTGGCACCTGGGACAAGGACGACACCGTGGGCCTCGTGTTCAAGAGTTTCTCTTTTGATCGCGGTGCGTCGGTAACGGAACGTTCGGACGCTAACTCGTCTGACGGTCTGAAAGGACTGACAATCGAAGGAACCTCGCCGACTCTTGAGTTGGTTGTTGAGGCAACGACGATCTACAATCCTGGCACAGCGGCGATGGACCTTTACGCCCTTCTGAAGGCTGGCACAGCGCAGGCTGTAACCTTCGTGTTGGACTCCGGTACTTCTGGAAACGAAGTGCAGTTCTCTTTCCCTCTTTGGCAGATGACTAACATCGCTGTCTCGGACGGTGAGGGTGGAACCCGATCATGGACGATCAGTGGTAAGCCTACGCATACCACCGACGATGCCGACGACGGCAACGAGTTCCTGATCACGTACATTTAATCGCCATTGGCGATTAGCGAGCATGGGGCTCGCGATGCCCTGGGGGATGCCCACCACCATCCCCCAGGGTTTTCTCTCAAATCCTCAGACCGCGTGTGGTGGGGCGGTCTTAGAGGTAGAAATGGCTAATACAACAGAAGTAGATACTGATCTTTTAGAAATTGGAACTGATCCCGAAGAGTGGATCGACATCGACACGATTAGCGGGCTTGAGATGCAGGTTCGTTATCTTTCCCCCGAAGTGATTCGTGGGTTGCGCAAGCGCGCTACATCGAAGGTTCGCAATAAGTCGACCCGGCAGATGGAAGATGTTGTCGACGACGACAAGCTGGCCAAAGCTATGGTGAAGCATGTGGTTCGGGATTGGCGTGGCATGACGGTGGAGAGACTGGAGCAGCTTGTTCCTCTTTCGGCAGCGTCGTCCGCAAAGATCAAGAAGCTCGGCAAGAAGGGACTCCCCTATTCGGAGGACTACCTTGAAGTCTTGCTCGACAACGCTTACGGCGGGCAGTTTCTGCAAACCGTAATCGAGATCTCCATGGACCTTGGTGTGATGAAAGACATCGCACGCGAGCGTCTATCAAAAAACTCCGGCGGCTCGTCGGATACCTAAGACGGGGCTACTGGCCCTCGTCCTGCGGTCAATGCGACGAGCTTAGAGAGCTAAACGGTGGAGTTGCCCCCTTCGCCCCCGATCCTTGTGAATTCTCTTGTATCTTCCAGAGCTTCGGACATGAAGCGATGACATGGTACAGTATTTTCAGGAAGGGGACGAAGGGGACAATCGATAAGGAACACGGACCAGTCCGGTGGGAGATAAACTTTTCCGCCGTCGAGTTTCTTTTCGATGCCTATGGTATAAATAACAGGAAAGAGGGCCTTGAGGTTCTCTACGAGATCATTGGGATCTACGACGACCCTGATATAACGGACGAAGATATATTGTATCCTGAGGAGGAATGATGGCTAGCATGGGAAGTGACATCGCTGCGCGCATTAGATTGGAAGCTAGTGCTGCGTCTAGTGTTACTAAAGTTATCACATCTACCGAGCAACAATTCAAGTCGCTCGGCAAAACCGCCAAAGACACCAGCACCCAGATGGGCGCCCTCTCCGACAAGGAAGAGCGCGCTGCTAGGGCCACTAAGGACCTTGGCGAGGCAGCGACACACTCCGCAGAAAACATGCGGAAGATGTATCAGGAGTCCGACAATGCCACTGACGGTATTGCGCGGCTAGGTGCAGCTTCGTTCGCTGTTAACAATATTATCACTGGCCTAACTAAGGTCAGCGGCCGAATGGTCAACGTGATGAAGGACATCGTGTTGACGTCGTCAGTGTTCGAACAGAAAATGGCAAACGTCGGCACGCTAATGTCGTCGGACGTCACCCCCCGTGTAAAAGAACTCTCAGCCGCAGTAATTGAACTGTCTAAAGAGTTCGGTGTCGCAGCGGACCAGTTAGGTCTGGCAACCTACCAGGCCCTGTCCGCTGGCATCACGGACACGAGAGACGCGGTCGAAACACTCGAAGCCGCAACAAAGTTATCCATCGGCGCACTCGGCACGATGGAAGAGTCAATGAAGATCCTCGCCGCGTCGACCAATGCGTTTGGTTTCGCCGCCGGGTCAACCACCGAAATTGCCAACGTGATGCAGTTGACTGTCCGACAGGGCGTCACGACCGTTGGACAATTATCACAAGCCTTTGGTGCAGTCGCATCCATCGCAGCCCAAGCCGGAATATCCCTCAGGGAAATGTCTGCTGCCACAGCAGCGTTAACAACCGCTGGTTTCGATACTGCAACTGCGCAACAAAACTTAAGACAAGCAATCGTTTCGGTCTTAGCACCAAACGCAAAAATGGTCGAACTGTTCAGACGCATTGGCGTCGAGAGCGGGCAGGCCCTTATCGCCACAAACGGCTTCGTCGGCGCGTTCGATAAATTGCGCGCTGCGGCTGGGGACTCCGGCTACTTAAAGGAAGCCATTGGGCGAGTGCAGGGCTTCTCGGCCGCAATGTCCTTAACCGGGCTGCAGGGCGACAAGTTCCGCGAGACGATGGCCTTGATGGCCACAGAGGTCGGTGCGCTTGACGATGCGGTCAAGACGGCTACGGATACGTTCGAGGTTGCTGCCAACCAATTCCAGGCTGCGCAGGATTCCTTAAAGATCCGCGTGATGAAAGAAGCGAACGGCGCCATTATACTTGTCACCAAGGGGCTGACCTGGATGGTCACTGCCATAGAGACGCTTATCGACAAGCTGGGGATTGTTGGCTCGTATATTACCGGCTTCGTGGGTGCCCTCGCGGTCGTTGTCGTTGGGCTCTTCGCTGCCATCGCCGCTGTGGGTACCTTTGGCCTACAGCTTGCGCTACTGAACGTAGCCCTGGTGCAAAGCGGATTGAAGGCGTGGACCTTTAGTCGAGCGATTGTGGCATTAACCAACGTCATGGTAGTAAAGCCGGTGACGTTCTTGGCTAACTCGGTGCTGTTCCTGGGGAAAACGTTCCTCATGCTGATAAACCCAATGGCTTATTACAGGGGGGCTATGTACCTGAACACGCTGGCGACTCTGGTGTTCGGCTCAAGCTTGGCCGTAGTGACTGCCTACTTCACCGTGTTCGTTGCCGCTGCTGTTGCGGGGGTTGCGTTGGTGTACGTGTTCGGCAAGGCCCTCTGGGACCTGGCCAAGAGCATGGGCGCTAGCTGGGAGGCGATGAAGAGCTTCTTCGGCGAGGTTAAGGACGGGCTAAATAGGATCATCCCCCACTTAGGGGACTTCATCTCCCTGGGCTGGTTAATGGACGGCGCGAAGTGGGGTTGGAGTTGGATCAAGGGGCTAGGCGAAGGATTCCTGGGCTTAGGTACGGCCACTATGGAAGCGGAGGAGGGGGTCGAGAGTTTCGAGGAGCGACTCAAAAGTCTGGGCGACGGTGCCATCTTCACAGAGTTGGCAGGCATGGCGACCAGCATCCGAGAGGCGATGGCCGGGACAGTTGCTGAGGACAACGGCGGGTTCATTCTCCCCGATAAGGCGATAGAGGGGATAGAGCAGTTCCGACTCGGAGTAGAGCGCGCAACGGAAGACCTGAACCACATGGCTGCTGGCGGTGACAGGAACACTGCGCTTAGGGCGCTGTTGAATTCACTCCGTGCCGCGAGTGAGCAGTTGGGCGAGAACATTAACGACGGCTCCAACGCCATGAACTACCTCAAAGAGGTATTAGAGGCCACCGAGAGGAAGTGGTTCGACCTTACCGTGACGCAACGGTCTGCCGCTGATGGTATATTCGAGACGGTGGAAGCGCAGAAGAAACTCCGCGACGAAGTCGAGAAATCCCATGCGTTAGAAACGGGGCTATACAAAGCAAGGGCCGACGCAGGGAAGACCGTGTTCGACCTCGCGCTAAAGCAAGCCCAGATCGACGGAACGATTTACGCGAACCAGGAAAAACTCGCTGCTCTTGCTACTGATGCTGACGCTCGCGCAAGAATAAGTCTTGAACACAAGATCGAGATGCAGAAGAAGATAGTGGCTGGGGCAAGGGCGCACTACGAAGAAGAGTCAAGGACTGTGCAGACTGCATTAGCCGTGCAGGACATGTTGCTTGCGAAGCTAGCTATGAGGAACGAGTTCACCCTCAAGTGGGAGAAGGCTCTAAAGGGCGCAAAGACGGAAGCCCAACAAATTGCGGATACCTTCAAGAAGATAGAAAAAGCCCAATCCTTCGACCAAGCGGCTGCTGACTCAATGGCGGAGCTAGCGCAGCAAAGGGTTGCGACATCAGAAGCCTTGGAAGAGGGCCTCGTCAAGCAGAACATGCTGAAGAAGGCGGCCCTGCAGGCGGACCTGGACGCCCTCGAAGTGGCCTCACGGACAGCACAGGAGAAACTGAGGGGCCTGGATAATACCGAGGAAGGCTTGCGGGCTCAGGCTGCAGTGACGGCAGAGCTAATGCTCATCGACGAGGAAGTCGCAACCATCAACGCGCAGTTGGAGCAACAGGTCAGCACCGTAAAAGACATAGCGGAGGCGTGGAGAGCGGCGGAGCGAGCGAAGAGCGGAGAGTTCTTCCTGGCTGAGTCCGGGCTGGAGGTCGACGAACTCCGGCGCGAGGTTCTTGAAAACACAGTTAACATCTCGAACGGCGAGTTGCTGACTGCCAACCAAGCCTTGCTAGACGGAACGCTTAGGATACTGGAAGCCGAGAGGCAGATCGAGTTAGCCGCGCTTGCGAAAGCCGGTGGACTAGAGTCGGGCAGCGCCGAAGCGCAGATTATCGCCGACAAGCTGACCATCGTCGAACTGAAGATGATTCGCGCAACACAAGAAGCGGCGAAGTTCAAGCAGGAGTTGACTGGCGCGACGTTCAACATAGGGAAGTCTTTCAACGCAGCCTTTGAGGATCTAATCAAGGGGCTGGCGCAGGGCACTGCTGAGATCGAAGACATCTTCGACAACCTTTCGGATGCCATAACAGCATCGTTCGCAAAGGCGTTCTCGGACGCACTCATGAAGAAGTTCGAGTTCGATGATATCTTCATCAGCAACATCTTCGGCTTGGGCGACGTCGCGGTAGAGGGCGGAGAAAAGATAGGCGAGGGGATGGGCAAAGGCACCGACATAGCCAAGAAGGGCATCAACGAGGTGGCCGACGCAGCGAAGCATCTACAGAAAGCTTCAGAGAGAGGGTTTCACCCCGGAACCCCGAGCAGGACGAACTTCCCGGCGCATCAGGGCGGCGGGCCTGGTGAGAGCGGCTTGGGCATTCTCCCCGCTGAACCAAGTGGGTTCTCGATGGGTGGGTTGATGCAAGCAGCGGGCATCGGCATGGCTGCCGGTGGCCTTGCGTCGGACCTGGGCGCGTCTAGTGCTCTTTCTGGCGGGATAGGCGGTGCTGCGGGCGGACTAGCCTTAGGCTTACAGGTCACCGCGATAGGCGGGCCGGTTGGCATGATCGTAGGTGCCATTGTGGGTGTTATTATCGGCGCGATCATGGGGGGCATGGGTCCTTCAGAGTCAGACCTGGTACGTCGACACTTCGACAAGTTCTTCGAAAGGGTCTTCTCCGAGTTCAATCCGGGCATTAACATCGAGCGAGACATCTCTCGCCGTGGGTTCACTCTTGAAGACGAGCGTTTCCAGAACTTCTCTGGCAGTCAGCAGTCGCAGATAAAAGCCTTAGCCGTCTTGGCCTCAGGCACCATTGACAATGACGACGTTGGCGCTGCCAAGAACTACAGGATCGCGGTAGCGCAACTAACAGACGGGTTCGATAAGTCATCGCGGCACTTCCAATCCATCGCACAGGCACTAGCCGGTTCGTTGACTGACGGGACCTTTGGTGACGCGGTAGAGACATACATCGCCAACCTCAAGGCGCTAACACAAGACTTCGGCAACGGGCGTGCGGTAGGCAAGCTCCTGGCTGGGGTTGACACGGTAAACCAGGGCTCCAACGAGAACTTCATTGTGGCTCGTGATGCGGGCGTTTTGGATAACATCCAGGACGGCTTAAAGGCCCTGTTCGATATCATCTTTGCTGACGCTGCGGACTCGGTTAAGATCGCTGCTTTGGCATTGTCGAGGCGTATCGAGGCTGACGTCCTGAGGGACGTGCTGGCCGACACGGTCAACTTTGAACAAGCTGACCCGTCTCGCACAGCGCGGCACATCGAGGCGGGGCTTGAGGACGCGGGCTTTGAAGGCGTCTTCGATAAGATGAAGCAACTGTTCAAGGCCGGGAAGTTCCAGCAGGACGGTGAGGCGTTATCTGGTAAGGGCGAGTTCGTACAACTCTTGGCTGACTTCGCGAGGGGCGTTCAGATACGACTCACTAACCCCAGGGGGAACACACACGATCTCTCCAGCTTCGACGCTGCGGGTGCGTATGAGGGGTCGGGATTCCAGGAGCTTACCAACTGGTTGAACGATAACTTCGCCGGGATAAAGCTCTTCAGTTTGCCTGAGGTAATCCAGGAAGGGCTGGACTCTGCATTGAGCGCTGCGGGGTCTGAGCTAGACCCAGAGAAGAAGGACGCATTCGACGCCAGGTTGGAAGTTCTCTTAGGTGAGTTCATGTCAGGGTCGGAGCAGTTCGCGTCGACGGCTGACATACTGAAACAACTGAACCTTGAGTTCGGGTTGGACCTACAGCTTGACGACTTCCTTGATGCGGAAGCCATGGGCGCGATGGCGCAACGGCTCGCAGAGCTAGCGCTACAAGCGTTCGCGATGGTTACGGAAGGCTTCGGTAAGGCTGCGGCCGAGTTCCTCGTTAGTAAGGACATGGAAGCGGCCCAGAAGCAATTCTCGCTCTCCCTGTCCGAGACGATGGCTGAAGACATACAGACCAAGTTGAGCGAAGTCTTCGTGAAGAGAGGCCCGTTCGCCGGGATACAGGAAGACGCAGAGAAGCTGCTCTCTAACGTGGACAAACAGATCCACGACATCATGACGAACGAGGACTTGACTTCGGACGAAGCCCTGTCCCAGATTGACGACATTATCGGCATGACGGCAGCGCAGTTCGAAAACCTCGCAGCGCAGGCTGAGATGATGGGTCCTGCTATCGAGAAGTTTGCGGAGATGCAGGAGAAAGTCATCCTTGCCTTCACGACCTTCAACATGGCTGCGGATCAGGTTGAGGCTTTCCAGGATAACATCAAGAAGCTGATGATTGAGTTCGGCGGGGGCGATTCGGTCGCTCTCCTGAACGAAGAGGCGAAAAAGAAGCAGAAGGCTGCCAACAGGGCAGTAAGCACACTCTTCAAGACTCGTGGTACTGGCGACATCAGTGCCCTGAGCGACGAAGACCTGAAGAGGATGGTCTTGAACCTGGAAGCTGCGGCCAACGCGATTGCAGAAGCTGGGCGGGCCGAAATTGCGGCCCTAGAAGAGCGCTTGCGCTTAACCCAACTGTGGGTCGACATGCTCCCCAAGGCAAGGGAGATTCTGGAAGACATCCGAGGTAGCGGCGAGGGCGACCAGGCAGACGAGTTTAGGGAGCGGGACTTCCGACTCGACGCCGACAGGCTAGGCTCCTTGATCGGGCAGTTTAACGCTTCCGACGGTGAGCAGAAAGCTGCAATCGCTGCTAAGATCCTGGACCTGGCGCCTAACGTGCTGGAGCGCGGACGTAACCTTGGGCTGGACATCTCCGGCATCGAGCACGTCCTTGATTCAGTGCTGTCACAGATAGTGACCATGGGCGTCGAGGCTGAGAACGAGCAACTGACGATCCAGAAAGAAATCCTGGCGGTACAGGAAAGAATCCGTAGCCAGCTTGAGTTCCTGAACACGACCTCCGAGGCCGTCATGACGGAGCTTAGGGATCGCATCGGCAAGGGTGTCGACGACGTTGCTAGGGAGACAGGGCCTAACGGACCTGCCGAAGCGACGGCGACCGCGACGGATAGAATGGCGGGCATCCTGAACCGAGGCATCAACGTCGCAGTCATAAAGGGAATGAAAGA